TTTCTCATCACGTTCCACATCACGTGGCACTTTCTTACGAATATGCTCAGGCAATGAGTTGATATAGTCATCATCAATCAGTGCCGGTATCGAGATCTGATGCCATTTCCCTGGCACGTTGCCAGTCATCACAAAGTTAGTCGGATCCTCAACGTGTAAACGCTGCATGATCAGAATAATCGGTGTGGATGACTTGGCTTTACGTGAATTGACCGTGTTCAGAATCTTACGGTTTGCCTTGTTACGTGCCGTCTTACTGAATGCATCTTCAGGCTTGAGCGGATCGTCCAGGATAATCGCACCGGTAAATCCATTATCAGCCAATGTACCTGCACGGCGGCCCGTAACCTGACCACCCATCGAAGCAGAATAAACATGCCCTGCTTCATAGCCATCTACAGTCGTTTTCCAACTGGCCTTAGCATCTGTATTGGTTGAGATCTTCACTGGCCATAAGCCCTGAAAATCAGCCGATTTAACGATGTTTCGTGCTGTAGATGACACATCCTCAACTAGAGATTGTGAGAATGATAAATATAAGAATCTTGAACGCTGGTTCCGTGCAATACCGCGCGGGATCAAATTGGTCAGCAGCTCAGTTTTACCAGAACCAGGAGGAACATTAATTACGAGGTTTTCAATCCGCCCAGCAATAACCTCGTCAATCGCCCAAGCCATATACTCATGGTGCCAATTGACTGAGAACTTAAACCCCATGCGGGGCTTAAAGAATGCACGTGTAAAAAACAGGTGCTCATCTTCACACTTCATGCGCTTTGCTTTGAGTTTTACAGGATCAATATTCACTCTCGAGTTCATTTATTGCCTGCCTTATCTGCTCATCGGTAGCGGTCACAGGAGTGACGTTTTCACTCTGCAATGGGCCACCACCAGCGCCTGTAATTTCTTGCTTATTGGTATATTTACCACCCATATCTTCAGCTGCTTGCTTGAGAATGCTTAGCGCTGCTACTCGGTTTTTGCCATGCTTTTGGTATTGGTTTTCCAATCTCTGCAATCGAACAGTCAGGTTAGCAATTGGAATGTTTTGCGGCGCTTCTAAAAAATCTTTACGGGTAGCCTCAAATTCAGCTTTTAGTTCAGCGCTTAAGTCTTTGCCAACGCGCTTGGTTGGGTCATAAGCTTCACACTGCTGACGGCTTACATCAATCGTAAATTCTTCTTTGACGAGCAGTACGGTTTCCTGAGGTGTATTAAACTGTGCAAGTGACCGCACAATAAAGAGTTTTTGCTTTTTATTTAAAGTAGCCATTTCCTTCTATCCGTCAAAGTACGTCAAAGAAGACGGCCAAATAAAAAGAGCCCAAAGGCTCAATTGATCACACAGTTCCCACAACACGCAGACACATTAAAATCAGATACAAACGGCGCATTCTTTGAGATTTCGACTAAGCGCTTGACACTCTCGTTTGCACCCCAACGTTTGACCACACCATAGAACTCTTCAACGTCATGGCCTGCCAAGTAATGCTTTGGTAAGCCAGTATTGTCGCTGTACATGATTTCATCATCTTGATCACGTTCTACGCCAATATGATAAAGCTCATGCTCGATCAAGGCACAGAAGTCATGATCTGAAGCTTGTTCACAGAATGATGCGTCTATAGTGATGAGATAAACAGGTACACAACCAAACCAATCCCGCATCTGCTGTTCTTGCCGGGCTTTCTTCCATCCACCTTGGTTGAACATCACTTTTTCACATTGACCCAGTACCATGCGCTTTTTTGACTGGCATGCAGATGATGCCCAAGCAAATGCTAAAAAGGTTTCATCGTCATGTAGTAACTCAGAGATATGGTCATGATCTGGATTGTGGAGCTGGCCACCAATGGTTAGAAAGTTTTTAATCACCCATTCTTTTAATTCCACGGCGGGCGCAATGCGAATTGCTTCTTCTTCCTCAGCCTGATCAATGAGATCCGTCGGTGGGAATGGTCTGATCTGTTCCATCTTCTAATCTCTCTAACTGCGACTTGATCCACCGAATCACACCTCCCGACTCAATTGCATGTGGCTCAAAACGCTGAATCCTGTAACCCATATCTTCAGCCAGATCATATTTATTAAATGCATTTGCTATCTTTTTTCCACCACGCCCAACAGCCCAAGGACTACCTGCTATTTCAATGAGAAGTCGCAACTTCACAATATAAAAATCGAATCGCCAATTTTTAGTGGATTCAAATTGAAATTTACGCTCATAGCCAATCAGGTGTTCTTCTAATTCTTGGAATAGGGCTTCTTCAGCTTCTAGGTATTTTTCTTTTGCCTTTGGTAAAGGTTTAGAGCGTGGTTTGGTTTTAGGTGGGCGCTTTTTGGTTTTCCAGAAGTAGTCGTCTGCATTCATATATTGCGCCCATTAAAAAACCACCCGAAGGTGGTTCACTTAAAACAACATCGACATTTGCCCGAACTCATAAATGATTAATGTAAGGACTAAAGCCGAAACCGAGATTACAAGCACATCTTGTGAAGTCATACTTATCCCTCTTTATTGTTCTTTTTTTATACTCTCATAATTAAAAATATTATCAATACCAAAAGAATACATTTCTCACAATTAATAGGGATAGATATGTAAGAAATTATACAAGAGCGGTTTATTTGTTAATTAATCGTACAGGCTTGTTCTTAGATTCTTAACCCGCTCTTTCAACTTAATCATTATGCCATCTATCGCCAGCAACTCATTACGAGTCAAGCTAGAACATCTGAAGATTCAAATTTCCTCTTATGCCCCAAGATATCTGATTTGCACCAATATTCATCTAACTGAGTGTTAATTAAATCTTCTTCCATAGATTCGAGAACATAAAAAAGCCTTAACTCTTCATTTCTTTCTAGAATCTTAAGTCTATATTTTTCTATTTCAGCCACTCCAGGCTTGGCAATAACTTTCTGAAACCCAGCGCTAAATATTATTGGTGCAACTGGTTTTTCGTATTCACATTGCCACTCTATTTCGTCAGCAACTCCCCCTACAGCTAAAATTTCCCTAACCTTACCTGCAGCTACCCCACCAATGACCGCGATTTTCATAAAAATCTCGATATATAATGTAAAAGTAGATTGATAACATATTAAAATATTTAAACAAGCACAATATTTTAACAAATATTTTCTAAGCTTCAGTTTATATCTAATTACCTACATCCCATATAATGAAGCTATAGGTTATGTATATTTTAGAAATAAGAAAAAACCCCGCCAATAATGCATATTGAGCAGGGTTTTATGTGCCGTAATCCGTTCGGCAAAAAGGAAATGTAAATTACTCAATAAAAAACCCGCTTACCTCTCCCAAAGTAAGCGGGTTAAATTTGCGCTTTATTACTAATTCTTTAATTCATCTTTATTTTTCACAGAATATAATCCCATTGTTTCACTATGATGAATAAATCACTCAATTTCTTAAATATCACTTAACTTCTTTCAAACAATCCCGACACACTTTGATTTCTTCATCATCAACCGTGTAGTCGATCTCAGTCGCACCATGCAGGCCGAATAAGCACATCAGTAATCTAAGCATGATTTTACTCCTGGACAATCAAGCAATCATGTCGCAAGAAATGTCAGTTACTTTTACTTATAAAACATAAATTTATGATATTTATTTCCAAAATAATGTCAGTAATTTTGTCGAACGTCGAACTAAACAAGATCCCTTCCTAGCTAATCAAGCAATGATCAACCATTTTAACTTGGTGTGATTACACTAATATTTCTCAGGGCAATAAAAAAAAGGATGTGGTGATCTGCCACACCCTTGCCTATAATTCGATATTAATCAGCTCGGCAACTGAACTACCGCTACTCACAATCACATCAACCTTACATGCACGGTTAACTTTACTTGCTTTCATTCTCTTTAAGGTCGGGTTGCCAAGCCCTAGCTGGAATTGCCTAAACCATCTAGGCGTTTACTCAAGGCATGTTCTGTAAGCTGGCACACTCACAGGATATGGTTGCCAAATTTCGGCAACAAAAAAGCCCAGTCATTTGACCGAGCTTT